CACCATTAATCAAAGAATTGAGACAGGCAAGAGAAAAGATAGCTGAACTGGAGCGGCAACTTGCCGAATTCTGTACCGACTCACAAGCCGTTCGCAACTCAGATCCGGACCTACCGAGAAACCAAGTCCCCTGATGAAAAGCGGTTCTTCAACAGCGCTGCATGGAAACGACTTCGACTTGTCCAGCTCGACCAGAAACCATACTGTGAACATTGCCTTTCTCGCGGCGAACATACGCCAGCATTGCATGTGCATCACAAACAAGAGCGGTCGGCACGGCCTGATCTGGCTTTGGATCTGAGTAACCTCGAATCTCTTTGTCATAGCTGCCACTCCCGCCATCATGGTTACGCTAACAGCAGCACAAATGAAGATAATGACGGAAGCATTGGATGTGAACCAGCAGCGAGCAGTGCAGCTCTCTCGCGATCATCCATCTAGCAATCTGCTTACACGTATAGCATATGACCTTGGTGAGATGAGGCGCATGTGGCATGAGTGGTGTGATAGTGGCGAGAAACAAGAACAAGAGCTTGATGATATAGCTATGGCCTTAGCATCAATACATACTGCTGTGCCATCGGCCACAATCACATTAACCTTTGTAGATCCCCCAATTAGACGCCAGTGACCAGGAAAAGAAAAAATTTTCGCCCATACCGGGGTGATTTTTCTGAGTGTCTGAGTGCAAGACCACAGGCGGCCGCGCGCAAACATTTTGACGTGTTTCGTTAATGGCTAGAGGCCCCAAATCACAAACGGCAATCAACAGCCCTCCGGGGGCTCGCCAGCGCATCCGGCGCGACGAGATCACTCCAACATCGACTCTCTCGACAAAGGCTCAAGCGATTTTCTGGGCGATCGTTGAGGAAATCGATTCGCGGGGTTGCCTCGATCGGATTAGCCTGGCTTTGCCAACTGAATACTCGCGAATCACGGCGTTACTCGATGAGGCTCACGCAGAGCCAGGTCTCGGGAAAGATAAACTGGCTGCAATTAGTATGCTGAGTGTTCGGCAAGGCACCTTGCTTCGCATGATGGCTCTTTCAATTCGGCCATCGACAACGCTTGTTCGTACCGATGCCAAGGCTCCTAAAAACGCGACGTCGTTCATCAAGTATCCAGCTTGATCCGGGTGATCATCCGGTTGTTGCTTGGATCAACAACCTGAAGCATACGGGCGATTATTGGGGCAAAGCTTTTGCGCTACGGCGGTGGCAAGGCGCAATTGTCCGAAAGATGTTCGACCGCCGCGGCAAGCCGCGATATCGCAAGGTTTTTATCGGTATTCCTCGCAAGCATGGCAAGACCGAATTAGCGGCGGCCATCGTTCTCTACCTGCTTTTCGGTTCCGGCAAGCGTGCGCATCGGATCTATTCGGCTTCGCGCGATCACAAACAGGCGGCTTTGATTTATGATGCGGCCGCGGCGATGATCCGCCAGGATGCGGGATTATCCGAGGCTTCGCACATCTACAAGACGATAAAACGCATTGAATTTGCTCCCGGCGAGAGTTTTTATGAGGCTTTAAGCTCCGAGGATGCCGAGAAGTATGGGTTGCGACCATCGGTCATCATGATCGATGAGATGTGGGTTTTGCCCAATCGCGACCTGTTCACAGCCCTTGAATCGGCATTCGGAGCGACTATTGACCCGCTGACGATCATGATTTCCACGGCGGGTTGGGATAAAACCTCGCTTTGCTGGGAATGGTGGAATTACGCGCGCGGCGTTCGTGATGGGGTTATCGATGATCCCCAATTTCTGCCAATTCTCTTTGAAGCCCCGGCCGATTGCGATTGGACCTCCGAGGAATCATGGAAGATCGCAATGCCCGCTCTGGATGATTTTTGTCAGCGCGATTTCATCGAGGAGGAATGTAAGAAAGCCAGGTCGCTCCCGGCATATATCAATCAATTTAAACAACTTCAACTCAATATCTGGACTGAGCAGGCGGAACGATGGATTTCGGATGAGGCATGGTCGGCTTGCGCCAGATGTTTAGGTGATCTTGATGTGGAAAGTCTGCGCGGTCAGCCCTGCTATGCAGGATTTGATCGCGGTATTTCGTGCGATATGTCCGCCTTCTGGGTCATATGGCCAGTGCCAGGCGGCATCAAGGCGGCCGGTCGGTGTTGGGCTCCGCGGGAAGGCCGATGGAAACGGGAGCCAATTACTCGGGATCTTTATGAGCTTTGGGCGCAGGAAGGTTGGCTCCATCTCACATCGGGCGCGGCGGCCGACACGGCTGATGGGGGCCAGATTCAAAGGGATATTGCAGCTTTCAATGAGCATACGCCAATCATCAAGCTGTTCGCAGATCGAGCCTATTGCACCGATCTGTTGAATGCTCTTTACAACGCAGAATCGATTCCGGTTGAAGCGATCCCGCAGACCTGTATGGCACTCAATGAAGCATGCGTTGCGTTCGAGGAAATGGTTGTAAGTCAGCAGATCGAGCATGGTAATAACCCGATCCTTAACTGGGCGATCCAAAATGCCTCGCTGAAACGCAATACGACCGGGTTAGTCCATCCTGATAAAAGCTCGTCGACCGAACGAATCGATGCTCTGTCTGCTCTGATTGATGCTATTGCGGCAATGGTTAAAGATCCCGAGAACCGTAGCGCATGTGTCTACGATTCGGCAGGCCAACTCGCTCTTTGATACGAAAGGACGGCCTCTATGTCCGTAGCTCAGACCAATACCAACGGAGTCAGCTTCGTTCTGAACAACCTTCAAGCAACCGGTGTTTCCAACATCGGGGCCAATACCAACAGCGTCCCGACAATTCCCAACTTGCTCGGGCTCGATTACCAATCGGCTGCATTCATGACCGGTCGTCAACCGGGCGGCGTGGCCTTCCGCGGCCAGCCGCAAACAGTCTTCGCCTCGCCCAGTAACGCCAACGCGGCGGCCATTTTGGTCGATGCCTTCGAGTCTTCAGTGGCTCGGCTTGGCTATACGAAATCGGGCGCATTTTACCTCGCGTTAAACGGCACTACGGCCGTGACCGTGCCATTGACCAACACCCAGACCAACACGAACGGCTACTGGGGCGATACGACGTTCGCGACGGCGAATGTGCTCCTGTTCCGCAATGTGAGCGGTATTGATGGCAATCCAAATGCTTCGATTTCCATCAATGGCTCCGGCACCAACGGGCACAAGATGGGCCTCACGACCAACAGTCAGATCACGCTCGACGGCAATGGCAGCGTTTTTTGGAATCAGTCCGTCAACGGCTTCACGGTCAACGCGGCCAACGCCAACATCACGTTCACACCAACCAATACCGGCGCATTCGTGTGCGTCATCGCCGGTTCTTGAAATCCTTTCAGATCCAATGGGATCGGGATTATGGGATTGACCATCGATCCGGCTGGTCAGTCGTCATCGATGGAATGTTTGCAGTCCAGCTCGAACCTTCATTAATCAAAGCCATTTGGCGAGCTTGGCGTTGGAATCGCGAGTACGCGCGATGGCTCAAAACCGGAGAATGATCATGGAAACCCGCGGAACAGGGCTCACGCCCCAACGGATGCCAAAGGAATGGGAGAAAGAGACTCTCCCGATGACGGCCGAGGCCCCTCAAGGTCCGGCCAAGACCTCGCGGCCGATATCCAGCCGCGATTATCTCTCCACATTCCAGGGCGATACGGTCGGCGGCGGCTTCATGGGCGCCATCATGGCCTCGCGGCCTGGCATGCAAACCCGCCAGATGGGCGCGGTTGCCAAAGATGTCGCCGCGAACCTCGAGCAGATGGGCTCGGCAGCTCATGAGACGCTCTTGTCCACCGGCCCCGGCGATCGCCAGGCCGAACCCGGCTCCGCTCAGGAAGTGATTCAGGGGGAGCCCGGACCGGATGGGCCGATGATTACCAAGGATGGAATCATTGGCAAGACTCTGGGGAAAGGGACGATTTAATCGCTCTATTGCATGCACTGTTCAAGTCTTCGTGGATGAATGCTTCGGCATGACGGCCTAATGCAATGAAATTTGGCATATATTGCGTCACGCTAAACATCATTACAGCGGCATCGCCCTGCCAAGCAATTACTTCGAGGCGAAATGATTCATTCTCATTCTCGCCGCATTCAATATGAGAAACCCAAAAATCGGATGGCGGATTCCATCGTGAAACAATGGCCGCCAGCTCTTGTAACAATCGTCTTCGTCCGACATCTGATCTCATGACATTCGTACCCTTTCCTTGTGACTTGTGAAGCGCGTCGCCTCAATTCTGAAACGCGCCCAACAGCGGAACTATAGCCCGGCGGCTACCATGTCCGCGCCGGGCTTCACGGCGAGTCTGACGGTTCCGTCGATCGCCGGCATCCTCGTCACGCCGCAAACAGCGCTCACGTTCACGGCTTACTATGCGGCCGTGCGCGTGATCACCGAAGATTGTAGCTCGCTGGACTTGGTAGTGTTCCAAAAGCTCAAGGACGGATCTTCCCAGGCCGAATGGGGCCATCCTGTCAGCGAGTTAATGAACGACACGCCGGACGGCGAATGTACCGATATGAACTGGCGGGAGTCGTGGATCTCCCATCTACTCGGCTGGGGCAACGGCTACGCCGAAGTGGACTGGTATTCGGACGGATCGCCGAAAGCCCTCCATCTCCTGCATCCGTCAGTGATCATCCCGAAGCGAACCCGCGAAGGTCGGCTCTACTATGACGTGTCCAGCCCGGTCGGAGGCCCGAACGATGCCGGCGGGCGCAACCGCAAGCTCCCTCCCTGGAAGATCCTCCATCTGGCTGGCCTGGGATTCAACGGCCTGGTCGGCTATTCGCCGGTCGCTCTGGCTCGCGAATCGATCGGACTCGGCAAGGCGGCCGAACAATTCGGCGCTAGCCTGTTCGGCAATGGTGCCATTCCCAAAGCCGTGCTCGAATACCCCGGCGTCATGAAGGAAGAGGCCCGCAAGAACCTCCGCGAAGAATGGAATCTGGTTCATCAGGGCTCGGCCGCGGCCAACAAAGTCGCCATCCTCCAGCAAGGCGTGAAATGGGTTGCAACTCAAATCCCGCCGGAGGATGCTCAGTTCCTCGAGTCCCGCCAGTTCCAGGTTATCGAGATTTGCCGCATCTTCCGGTTGCCGCCCCACAAGCTCGGCGACTTCACCAAGGCCGATCTGGCGAACTTCGAGGTTGCCAACGAGGATTATCTGGCCAGTTCGCTCCGCCCGTGGTGCCGTAGAGTCGAAAAGACGCTCCGATTCCGGCTCTTGACGCTCGATGAGAAGCGGGCCGGCTTTTACCTCAAGCATGATTTCCGGCCTTTGATCTTGGCACTCTCCAAGGACCGCGGCGACTACTACCGCAAACTCGCCGAGATCGGCGTCTATACGCCCTCCGAGATCGCAGTTCTGGAGGGCAAGAACCCGATTCCAGACGCCGATGGCGGCAATAAGCGGTTCCGACCCGCCAATCTGGTTGAACTCGACCAGGAAGTACCGGTCCCCAACCCGCAGAACGCGCCGCGGGCTCCGCAAGAGCCGGACGCGAACTCTCTGACTGAACTCCTCGCGGAGCGCCGCAATGGACACCATCAATCAGCGTAAAATCGTCCAGGAAGGCGGCAAGTACTACGTCAAGAGCGAGGATGGCTCGAAAACACTCGGCGGCCCCTATGACAGCGAGGAAGAGGCCAAAAAACGGCTGGAACAGGTCGAATACTTCAAAAATAAGGGCGAAAAGAGCCTCTTTTTGACCCCTGAGCGGCGTCTTTTGAGCTTTGCGGAAGCCGAAATCCGGGTCAGACGGAACGAAAATGGGGAGAAACACATCGTCGGCTACGCGGCCGTTTTCGACAAAAAAAGCCAGGATTTAGGCGGTTTCATCGAGAAAATCGACAAAAAAGCCTTCGATCAGTGCATGAAACGCAATTGCGACGTCCGGGCACTCAAGAATCACGATCCGACCCATCTCCTGGGGCGCACCAAGTCCGGCACGCTTGAACTTGAAGTCGATGAACGCGGGCTTCGCTATGACATCGCGGTCCCCGAAACCGTCATCGGCCGCGACACCGTGACCGAAATCGAACGCGGCGATCTCGATGGCTCCTCGTTCAGCTTCACAACCGAGGATGAGGATGGCGACGAATGGGACGACAAGGCCGATCCGCCCGTCCGCACGCTCCGCAATATCCGCGATCTGTTCGACGTCGGCCCGGTGACCTATCCGGCTTACCTCGATACTGAGGTTAAGTGTCGGTCATTGGACCGGCTCAAGGAATCACGCGCGCGAGAGCGCCAGCGCGAAGAAGAAAGGCGCGTGGACGCTGCCGAAATCATACGCAGACATCGGCGGCTGGCTCTGATCAGGCTCAAACTCTCGCTGCGCTAGCGGCACTGGAGAACTCATGGACAACGGCTTCACACCACAGCAAAAGCAGGAGCTTGCGGCCTTGATTCAGCAGCAAGCTCCGAACCCGAACGACTTCCGCGCCAAACCGACGGACTCAATCCCTACTCTCAGGCGGCGCAAGGCCGATATCGAGGCCGAAGGGCACGCTTGGATGGAGAAAATGAGCGCCGACGGCTATGAGGCCACCGATGAGGATTTGAAAAAGGGCGAAGAACTGACCGCGAGACAAGAACGCGCCCGCAAGATCCTCGAATCAGCGGAGAAGTGGCAGGCTGTCGACGACTCTGATGATAACGATCTCCGCGGCCGGATCGAGCTCCTGCCGCACAATGACGACAAGAACACCCACAATCGGCGTCATAATTACTCGTTGATGAAGGTTCTACGGCATCTCTCCAATCCGCGGCGCTGGCCTCTCGATGGTATCGAGGCTGAAGTCGATGCCGAGATGAAGAAAATGCCACCGGCGGACACGTCCAAGCGGCGAACCCTGGGCGGCGGCATCTCGATTCCGCTCGATCTGCCCATCGACCTCAATTCGGCGATGCGTTGGGCCGAGCGGTCTCGTGTCGGCCTGAATCAGCGTGGGACGATGCTGGAAACCCGACAGCGTGTGGCTCAGATGCGAGCCCTGGATACCACGGCCGGCGCCGGCTCGATCCCGACCATCCTCGACACGACAATCATCGAGATCCTTCGCGCCCGCATGGTCACTTATGCGATGGGCGCCCGTGTCATGACTGATATGCAGGGCCTCTTCGCCATCCCGCGGCAGGCGACGGCCTCGACGTTCTACATGGTAGGCCAGGGCGCGCCCGTCACCGCCAGCAATCAGACGATCGACCAGGTTCCATTCTCGCCGCATACCGGCGGCGTGAACACGCAGTATACCCGCCAATTCTTGGAGCAGACGAATCAAGACGCCGAAATGTTCGTCCGCGAAGATCAAGCGGCGGTTGTTGCCCGCGGTGTCGAGACGGCGGCCCTGAATGGTCAGGGATCGCTCGGTTATCCACTTGGCATCATCAATAACACGCAGATCGGCGTCTATCCGCTCGGGACCAACGGAGCGGCCCCGAATTGGACGCAGATTGTCTCGATGGAAGCCTACGTGGCGTACTTCAACGCAGACGTCGGCACGCTGTCCTATGTCACGGATGCCTTGATCCGAGGCACGCTCAAGCTCACGGCCAAGATCGGGGCAACGTTCCCGATCTACCTGTGGAACACCGAGGCCCCGGACTTCCCGGTCAACGGCTACCCGTGCCCGGTCACGAACCTGCTCCCGCAGAATTTGAGCAAGGGTGCCGGCACCAACCTGCACGCGATGATCTTCGGCAACTGGGAAGACCTCATTTATGCCTTCTGGTCCGGCATGGACGTGATCGTTGACCCTTACACGCAAGCCGCCCAAGGCGCCGTCAACATCATCACGCTCCAGGATTTCGACGTGAACGTCCGGCACTATCAATCGTTCGCGAATTGCGTCGATATCATCTCCAGTATCACGGCTCCGATCATCTAAGGAGTGCTCGTGGAATCGCCAAACGTCAACCAGGGTGTCAGCTTGATCCGGCCGCCGGCCATCGAAGCCCCGGCCGGCAAGCGATGCGTCATCATCACCAGGCCGCATGGCCTGATGCTCGGCTCGCGGTGGTGTGCCGAGGGAGAGATTATCCGGGTCACGCCACAAAATGAGATGTCGGCCCGGATCTATCCGATCGATGATCGCTGCTCCGAATCGCGGGCGCGTGAACTGGTCTCGAAAAAGCTCGCGAAGTGGCATGATGGGCCACCGACCCACAATTGCCACAGTCCACCGCCTTATGAGACTCTTGGCACAGCCATCGAGGCGGCGATTGCTCCACCCAGGGATGCCGAGCGGGCACTAGCTCCGCGGCAAGGCGGCAAGAGCGCGGTCTAAGATACAGAAAGGAAAGAATCAAAAATATCCATTTAGAAAGGGGGTTGGATAAACATGTCATTTCCTGGTTATCCTGACTCCTTTTGATCCCGGGTGGTGGCGGATCGCTGACATCATCCCGCCCGTTCAGGAACCCGTCACGCTCGCCGATGCCAAGCAGTTCGCACGCATCGAGTACCCGGACGATGACAATCTTGTCGCGGGTATCGTCTCGGCGGCGAGAGAATATGCCGAAACGCACACGGCGCGGAGCATCGCGGCTCGCGTCCAGACCGTCTATTTCATGGGATTCCCTTGGACCGGAGGCTACTACAACCGCATGATTCGGTCGATGGGGCCGAATCCGTG